CGCACTGTAACACTACTATGGATTTATGCGATATGCCTGACTTATATTATTAACTAAACAAATAAAAGAATATAGATAACACGCACACATTAACAGCCAATATAAGCTCCTATTAAGGAGCTTTTTTTGTACCCTATATTTAAGTGTCAATAATATTATAACGTTTATGTAATAAGCTAATAATTAGTAGTAATAATAATATGAGTTGTAACAACCTTTTTACACACCACACAAACATATCCACACATACTTATCAACATCTTTTTACTCCTTATCAACATATAAATTTAGAACGTATGCAATTATTTAGCTGTTTGACGTGATTTGAATAGGGGTGGGGTTGAGTTAGCCACTGTAGAGTTTTCAATCTGTTTAACAAGAGGGAGTAACCTCAGCTGTTTAACAAGAGGGAGTAAGTGAAATATCTTTTTGGTTGATACGGACATATTAAATTTAGAAATATATATTTTTACAGTTAAGATATAAGCTCGGGGTTTTATTTGCTTAGGTTATTTTAGTTTAGCAAAACCTCCTCGCTAGAAGACATTTGTTACGGTTCGTTTGCTCTTGTGGAGCACTCACCTTAGGAGTATATAGTAAGTATGTTTAACAAGAGGGAATCGTGTACGAATCGAAGCTCGGCAATCACAAATTGCAAGAGCAGGTTATAGTGATTACCTCGCTCTAAAATATGCTACCCCCTAATAACTTTAAATAAAAAGAAAATCATCGCAATTAAGCAACCGTATGTTCAGTAGTTTACTTGGGTAGCTCAAAAGTTATAAAAGATTAAAGTAAGGCTGACATAGGAATGTCTAGCTGTTCCAATATACTCTCGTATAAAGTTTATCCTTAAAGGCTTTTAACGGACTGTTGCCTAAATTATCTACTATATAATAAGAAAAGAGACTTTTTGTTCGTCTACAGATACCCTCTTACTATACTATTTACTTATAGTTGTCAACATAATAATAACTTTTATTTATACGCGAACACTTTACCTATTATTTTATCTTATAGTATAAGAATTGTTTATGGAAGAGATTAAATTATACATACCTGAAACTATTAACGACATCTCATTAAGAGATTATGTTAAGTTTATGAAAGTGTATGAAGCAAATGAAACGGTAGAGAACAATTTTCTTGATATTAAAGTACTAGAGATATTCTGTGGTATGGAATATAAAGATATTGTAAAAGTTCCTATACATTATTTTAATGAAGCACTAGAAAAGTTTTATCAAGTGTTTCAATCGAAAACTCCTTTAGAGAGGAGATTTTCTATGACAGGTTCAGATGGTGTAGAGATAGATTTTGGATTTATACCTAACTTAGATAAGATTAGTTTAGGTGAGTATATAGATTTAACTAGTTACGCAGACAACTTAGATACAATACATAAGGCTATGGCTGTATTATACAGACCTGTACATAAAAGCTTTAAAGGTAAAGAAGCTTACAGGATAGCTGAGTACAGCGGAACTGAAGAGTACGCTGAGGTAATGTTAGATATGCCATTAGGAGTAGCTTTAGGAGCTAAGGTTTTTTTTTATCGTTTAGGGACGAGATTGTTAGCAGCTATGAAGAGCTATATAGAGAAGAAGTTTCTTCAGGAGGGAACTCTATCGGAGGAGCAGCGGAAGGATTTAGCGAAAGATATGGATGGTTTCAACAAATTTATGCCCTTGCTGACGGAAAAGCTCTTGACTTGGAACGAACAACAAAGCTTCCTATTCACTCAGCGTTAACTTGGTTACAGTTTGAGAAAGAAAAGATAGCAATAGAAAGAAAAAGTATTAAAAAATCATTTTAAGTATGACACAAGTATATGATATATTAGGAGCTGTTGAGAGACACTTTAAGAACAACGAAGAAAATACTAATGCAGTAGTCTTCGGACAATTAGATGGAACAGATTTATCTAAACAAACTCTATTCCCATTATCACACTTTGCTATTAGTGATATTACTTATGATGAAAACATTATAGAGCTAACTATAAGCGTAATGGCTTTAGATATAGTTAACGAACCTAAAGAGTATGACAACTCATTTGAAGGAGCTAGTAACTTACAGGATGTACTTAACACACAATCTACAGTTATAAACAACTTAGTAGAAGCTTTTAGAGGTGGAAGAGGTTATTTAGCACAGAAGCAGTATGTTCTCGTAGGAGACCCTACTGCTGAGCTACTTTATGAGAAGTTTGAGAACTCTTTAACAGGATGGGGGATTGATATAACAATACAAATGCCTAAGAACATAAGTGCTTGTTAATGGATAAAGAACTCAAATTACTAATTAATAAGTACGGTAAACGTGCTGTAGATGATTTAAAGAATAAGCTTGTTAGTGACCGCACTCACGCATCAGGTGACACTTTAAATTCTATCTCATACTCTTTAAATGGTGGAGGTATAGTAATTGAGTTTGACCCTTCTATAAATATATTAGACGAAGGTTTAAATAGAGGACAAAGAATTAGCGCTTCAGGTTCTGAAGGAATTATAAGATGGATGAAAGCTAAAGGGATTAGACCTAGATTCTCTAAAGGTACTGTTACTGAAAGGGATTATAAAGCTAGTGCTTTCCTTATTGCTAGAGCTATAAGAGCTAGAGGTACGATACAAAGATTTGGATATAGAGGTAGTGATATACTTGGTATCTTATTTGACGGAAACAGTACTTTTATAAATCACTTATCTCAGGATATTGAACTATGGGCACAAAACAAAATTGACAATTTATTAAATAACATATAATGGCATTACCAACAAATAAAATATTATTACGTTCTCCTTATTGGATTACTTCAACAGACGAAAACTTGTCTTATATATTAATTAATCTTAGGGTTTGGATAGGTGACCTTGCAGATGAACCTGCAGACGTTACTATAAAACTAAAAAGCACAGCTTTAAACGGAACAGCCTCTGTCGATATATCAGAATTAGCTAGAGACTTTGTAGAGGTTAGATTTGGAAATCTAGCAGAAGAAAGTAATGCTGTTTTTGTTTCATCAATATTGTCGTCTTTCTTTACAGATGGCAGTTCGAACACCGAAGCTAAAGAATACTTCTTGGGTCTTGATGGATACGGAACTTTTACTGACGGAGCAAACTACTCAATAACAAAAAGAGTATTGATGTCTACAGAAGTAATAAGGTCTTACTCGGAAACTAATAACAGGATACCTGTATTGGCGAGTGAGTTTACAGGTTATAAATTACAAACCTCAAATGGAGCAGGATGGCACACTTTTCACACTGTATCAGGATTAACTGCTTCAGATAGTACAGAAGATGCTGTTGCCTACATAAACACTTCTCAAGGAGGTACTTATGCTCAAAGAGTTGTTGTGGAGTTTTCTACAGGAGCTGACGAGATTATAGACGTAGAGTATCAGGACTGTAATAAGTACGGATACACTGTTGCGTACTTTGTTAACAGGTTCGGTGCTATTCAGCAAATTCACTTCACAGGAAGATTCAATATATCTGTAGCTTCAGAAGAGACTAAATACACAAGAAATATATTAAGTGGAGGTTCTTACGATGAGTTTAGGCATCAGAAGTATATATTAAGCAAGAACGGTAAGGTTTCTTTAGAATTTAATACAGGATGGGTTCCTGAGAACGAGAACGATACTTTTTTAGAACTAATAATGTCAGAGCAAGTTTGGCTACAAGTAGACTCATCTAAATTTGGAGTTGCTATTGTTCCTAAACAGAGCAACGTTTACACGATGCCTGTTCATTTAAGCACTAAAAACCTAGATGTAAAGACAGACATTAACAATAAACTTATAAACTACACTTTTAAATTTGAGGGTGCTAACGATTGGATAAATTCAATAAGATAATATGACTAAGCCACAATTATTTATAAATACAGACTTAAGAAACGCTGACGGAACTATATCTGAGAATTGGATTTCAGCAGATATTAATCCTGACGTAAACATAACTGTAAAGGACAAAATAAAGGACTCTAAGGATGTCGGAAAGGTTTTTGCAGCTTACACTAATCAATTTAAATTACCTGCCTCTAAAACGAATAACAGGATATTTAAAAGATTTGCAAGTAACAATATTGTAGATGGATTTGACCCTAGAAGGAAATATGACGCTTTAATAAAGTTAAATGGAGTTGACTTTAAGAAGGGATATGTAAAATTAAATAGCGTAAGCGTTGAAAACAATAGCCCTGTGTCTTACAGCGTTCAGTTCTTTGGAGAAATAACTTCACTTAAAGACACTATAGGCTCTACTGAGTTAAAAGACCTTAGGCATTTAGGCAAGTTCTCTTATGAGAACAACCTGCAAAATGTAAAAATAGGTTTTGAAAAAGGTTTTAATGTGAAGATATGGTCAGGTGTACAAGAGACTTCTTCAATAGAAATAATAAGTGCAGCTACAACAGGAGGTGACTTTAATGTTACTTTAGATGGATTAACTTACACGATACAACTTTCTGCCAATGCTACTATAGACGAAACTAAGAACGAAATAACCTCATACATAAACGAAAACGTATCAGGCTTCTCTTCTTACACTACTTTTGACAACTTCGTATATATCGATGCTAATGAAGTAGGTGATAAGTCAGATATGTCTATAAACGCACTATCTTCAGGTGTTTCAGCTACAGCTACTACTAATATTCAAGGTCAACCTGAGGGAACTAACCCTTCATCTCCCTATATAGTAGAAGACTCTGAAGGAGACTTTAAATACACTCTATTGTCACATACTAGAGGGTTTGAGTATGATGACGATGGGTTTCATAGAATATTATCATTAGAAGAGAGAGATGCTAATCACACTGTAATTAGCGCAGATAGACTTAATTTTGCTGACTTAAAGCCTTCTATGAGAATTGAGTTGATATTTGACGCTATAGAGGCTCAATTTCCGACTATAAGATTTAATAAGGAATGGATGTTCGGAGGTGTTATAGGTAAGAAACAGGTTACTGAAATAACTTTTAACTCAGGCTCTACTTCATCAGGAATTATAACTATATCTCTTAACGGAAACTCTCACGATATAAACATATCTATAGGAAACGAAAGTTCTGTAGCTCAGCAAGTATCTTCTTTTGTTGGAGCTTTATTAGGCTACACCTCAGCAGTAACAGGAACAGGGAGTAATGTTGTGTTTATAGAGTCTCAAGAGAGAAGAGAAGAGCAGCTCACTACTCTTTCGGACACTGATAATACAGGTACTTCTTTTACTGTATCTACAACCGTAAACGGATTCGCTAGTTCTTCAACAGAAGATGCTTCCACCCTTAAAAACCTTTATATGTGGTTACACAACAGAAAAGGATATATGGGTTACGAGTCAACTACAGGTAGCATTGAAAGAAGAACTATAATAAGAACATTGAATGAAAACGGAAACGGAACTGAGGATGGTGAATGGAATCATGCTCTTGGTTCAACAGATTTAAGACCTCTTATTAATGATACAGAAGGTTCTCTTATAGGAATAAATGAACCAAATAACTTTAGAACAACAATTCTAGGAGTTATAAGTTCAGATAATATTGTTGGTGATGGAGACATTACTCTTGAGGTAACAGTAAGGGTTCTTGGGTATGCAGGTACAGATAAAAAACATATAAAAACTGAATCTCTACAATCAGGAGATGACGCTAGTCTTTCTTTCACTATATGTACACCTAATTACTACAACGGAAAGCAGTTTGTTGTTGAAACTAAAATAATAGCTGATAGCTCTATAATATCATATACACCTTCATTGGTTATAACTAAAACTAGAATTGAGCAGGATGGTATATTTGAAGTTAATAGAGTTATACAGACTTCTACTTACGCTATAAACAACACAGTATCCTCAATAAGCAACTTAGACTATGTAAATCCTCAAAAACTTATGCCAAAGATGAAGGTTATGGACTTTTTGTCTGATATATTTAAAACTTACAACTTAGTTGCTTTTGAAGAAAGGTTAGATGATAATTCTTATTTAATAAATATAAAATCTTTAGATGATTACATAGACAGTGGTGTTCAATACGACATAACGAACTATGTAGATATATCTTCTAGTACTGTATCTAGAATATCTCCATTTAGAGAGATTGAATACAATTACACTAAGCCTAAGACGTTTTTAGCGATAAATCAATCTGAGATAACAGGTGATGATTTTGGTAACGTTAAATTTAACGTAAACAACTTTCAGGAGCAAGGTAATGAGACTACAAATTCTTTTTTGTTTGATGGAGGAACTTATAAGGTTCAGCCTAAATTTGAAAAGATGATGTTTGAAAGATTAGTTGATGTAGACTCTAAAGAGTTAACTAATATTCAATGGGGATGGTTTGTAGCTGATAATAAGAGTGACAACTTTCCTAATCCAACTATAGGGAAACCGTTAATTCATTATATAAACAGAAGGCAACTTTCTGCATCTGAGCAAATAGAATGGAGCGAAGGAACTAATTTTACAAACGACTACTACAATGCACCTTCAAATGTAGATGATATTGAAGAAAACACAACTCACTTTAACTCTGAGTTTGATGAATGGAATAGAGACATAAACGTTAACTCTATATTTGAAAATTTCCATAGCAGATACATACAGGGTATATATTCTAAGTTTTCAAGAAGATTAGAGGTTAAATCTTATCTGCCTCCTGCAATATTTTCAAGACTTAGTCTAAGTGACACTATAGTGATAAACAACGTTTCTTACATAATAGATTCTATGGATGTTAACATAAATAAAGCTTTAACTAAGCTTAATTTATTAAGAGTTGTAGGTGAATTTACTACGGTTTACGAAGGAGATATTGACGATGGAACAGAAAAAGGTCTTTCTTTTAGGATAGTAACTACTTCGTCTAACGAAGACGTTGAGCTTCCTTACCTTTCTAACGGAACTTACAGTGGTTTGGTTGATTGGGGAGATGGACAGACTTCAGCTAACGCTTATAGCGAGAGAACACATACTTACGCTACAGCAGGAGAATACATCATAAATATAACAGGTGACACTAGAGAAATGGATTTCAATGGTATAGATAAAACCGCATACACGGAGCTTATATCTTTCGGTGACGACTCTAGTTTAAACGAACTTAGTTTAATAGACTTTGAAAACGGCTTAGATATGTCTAATATCTCTGACAAACCTAAATTTAGAGCTTTCTCTAGTATAGAGTCTTTATTGGAAGATAATAACGGAGCTGTAAATCAAATAGAAGATTGGGATACTAGTAATGTTATAAACATGAAACGAGCTTTCTATAGCTGCAGTTTTAATCAGCCTATTGGAGGTTGGGATGTTTCTAATGTTGTTAGTATGGAGAAAATGTTTCGTAGTGCAGCTTTATTCAATCAACCGTTGTCTAATTGGGATGTAGGAAGAGTGTCTAATATGTCTGAAATGTTTGCTTTTTCAACATTTTTCAATCAGGAAATTTCAGGATGGGAT